TTGGCTCAAAGATCTTTCGAGAGAGCCTGGACTTTATCAGACGATGTTGAAGTCAGAGAGGTTCAATTCAAAGATGGTCTTCTTACCGTCAAGTTGGGTAAAGTAGTACCAGAACATCATGCAAGGAAAAATTATCTTTAATGGTTAAAGGATACGATTTATTTGGAGATCATGGGCGAAACTTACCCACTCCTCATGGTAGTGGGACAAGACCCATGTACGCAGACATGGGTAAATCATGTAGACCAGATCCAAATCGTAAGATTGAATATCCTCACGTTGTTGCACTGTTTACTTTAGATTCACATAACACCAGTTACTTCTTCAAAAGAGAAGACGGTACATACTATTGGTTACATGTTCGTAAAGGAAAAGATGATGTGTACGTAGATGCAGATGAGTTACAGTTACATCTACTAGGAGAAGATCCAATTCTAAGCACTGAGTATATAATGAAATCAATTTACTAGGGATCTTGACGATCCCTTTTTTTATTGCTATAATATTGTTAACTGTATAAAAATATGGACTATTTTTTAAAGAAACTCGCAAATATTCAAAAAGATAAACTTTTACATTTTTTCTGGGGAACTATTCTTTCTTTTATTCTTATACTTTTTTTTGGAATAGTTGGAATGTTTATTGCTCTTATTATTCCAGCAATAAAAGAATTATATTATGATAAGTATCTGGGGAGAGGTAATTGTGAGTGGGCAGATTATTTTTATACAATCGCTCCAACAATAATGTTAGCAATTTTTAAATATTATTAAAATGTCTATTAAGTTATTATATTTAAAATCTGGTGAGCAAGTTATTTCAGATGTAAAAGAACTCATTCGCAAAGATAGTGATAAGGTGTATGGTTATGTTCTTCACAAACCACATGAAGTAGTTGCAAGTAAGGCAGTTGTTCTTACTGAAGATGCTAGTGATGATGGAAAAGTCGAGGTTACACTTTCTCCTTGGATATTATTAACTGAGGATAAATCAATGACCGTTCCCCAAGATTGGATTATAACTATAGTAAATCCAATAAGATCTATTTTAAAAATGTACGAGGAGAAAACAAATGGATAAGGTAATCAAGTGTTTGCTTTTAGACGTAGATAATGTTATTATAAGTCAAGTTGAAGAGGTTGGAGCAGAGATTGGAGAACCTGATTGTAAACTCATAAAACCATACTTATTTGAAAGCATTGATAATATGAGACCTTGGCCAAAGGCAACAAATCAAACAGAACTTATGATTAGATCTGATAGTATTCTTACAATCGCAGACCCTACAAAAGAAGTCATAGACAAGTATCTTGACTTAACTAAGTAATGAGATTCTATACTAACGTTCAAATGGTTGGAGACAACTTCTTGGTTCGTGGTTATGAAGATGGTAAACACTTTATGACTCGTGAGAAGTTTTATCCAACTCTTTTTGTTCCCTCAAAGAGAAAAACAAAATATAAAACACTAGAAGGTGATTATGTAGAATCAGTAGATCCAGGCACTGTAAGAGAGTGTCGTGAATTTATAAGAAAGTATAGTGAGGTTGAAAACTTTAAGATTTATGGTAATGATAGATATATCTACCAATACATTTCTGAGAAGTATCCAGAGGAAGAGATAAAGTTTGACGTAAGTAAGATCAAGATTACAACATTAGACATAGAGGTGAAGTCTGAAAATGGTTTCCCTGATGTAGAATCTGCTGCAGAAGAGATACTTCTTATATCAATACAAGATTATAATTCAAAACAGATTCGCACATGGGGGCAAGGTGGATTTGATAATAAGCAAGAGAATGTGATATATAAAGGTTTTAACAGTGAATATGAATTATTAAATGATTTTATTAACTGGTGGATGGTAGAGGACAATACACCAGAGGTTGTTACAGGATGGAATATAGAGTTGTATGATATCCCATATCTAACTCGTAGACTTGATCGTGTTCTTGGTGAGAAGTTAAAGAAAAGATTTTCTCCTTGGGGATTAGTAACTGAAGATGAAATCTGGATTGCAGGTCGTAAGCATATTACATATGATGTTGGTGGTGTAACTCAACTTGATTATCTTAATTTGTATAAGAAGTTTACTTACAAAGCACAAGAATCATATCGCTTGGATCATATTGCAAATGTTGAACTTGGACAAAAGAAATTAGATCACTCTGAGTTTAATACGTTCAAGGATTTTTATACACAGGGATGGCAGAAGTTTGTAGAATACAACATCATTGACGTTGAACTTGTTGACCGTCTGGAAGATAAAATGAAGTTGATTGAATTAGCAATCGTTATGGCTTATGATGCTAAAGCAAACTACGCTGATGTATTCTCACAGGTTCGTATGTGGGATACAATTATCTACAACTACCTTAAGAAGAGGAACATTGTGATTCCTCCAAAAGAGAGATCTGATAAAACTGAAAAATATGCAGGTGCTTACGTTAAAGAACCGATACCTGGAAAGTATGATTGGGTGGTGTCTTTTGACCTCAACAGTCTGTATCCTCATCTTATTATGCAATATAATATTTCCCCCGAAACCCTTGTCGATGCAAGACATCCAACGGTTACAGTTGATAAAATACTTTCTGAAGAAGTAACATTTGAAATGTATAAGGATAATGCTGTGTGTGCGAATGGTGCTATGTATCGTAAAGATGTTCGTGGTTTCTTACCAGAACTGATGGAGAAGATCTATGAAGATCGAACCATATACAAAAAGAAAATGTTGGAGGCAAAGCAACAGTATGAAAAAACAAAAACAAAACAGTTGGAGAAGGAGATCGCCAGGTGCAACAATATCCAAATGGCACGGAAGATCCAACTTAACTCTGCTTATGGTGCTATTGGTAATCAATATTTTCGTTATTACAAACTTGCAAACGCAGAAGCCATCACACTATCTGGACAAGTCTCAATCCGTTGGATTGAAGACAGAATGAATAGATACTTAAACAAAATACTAAAAACTGAGGATGTTGATTATGTTATTGCTTCTGATACCGATTCCATTTATCTTAATTTGGGTCCTTTGGTACAAACTATATTCAAGGGGGGAGAGGAGAATGATCAAAGGATCGTTTCGTTCCTTAATAAGGTGTGTGAAGTGGAATTCGAGAAATATATTTCTGATTCTTATCAAACGTTGGCCAGTTATGTAAACGCTTATGACCAAAAGATGTTCATGAAGCGTGAGAATATCGCTGATCGTGGTATTTGGACTGCAAAGAAGAGATATATACTAAACGTGTGGGATAGTGAAGGCGTTAGATATGAAGAACCAAAACTGAAGATGATGGGAATCGAAGCTGTAAAGTCTTCGACCCCTGCACCCTGTCGTAAAATGATCAAGGATGCTTTGAAACTGATGATGAATGGAACTGAGGAAGATGTGATTGACTTTATTGATAAGTCAAGAAAAGAATTCAAATCCCTACCTCCAGAAGATATCTCTTTTCCGAGAACTGTTTCTGATGTGAAGAAGTATTATTCTTACACTTCAATATATGTGAAAGGAACACCAATACATTGTCGTGGTGCTCTATTATTCAATCATTATGTGAAGAAAAAGAATCTTACTAATAAGTATTCTTTGATTCAAAATGGTGAGAAGATTAAATTTTGTTATCTTAAGAAACCAAATATCATACAGGAGAATGTTATTTCTTTCATTCAAGATTTTCCTAAAGAACTTGACCTTGAGAAGTATGTAGATTACGATCTACAGTTTGAAAAAAGTTTTGTGGAACCACTCAAGGCAATTCTTGATGCAATTGGATGGAATGTTGAAAAGACTGTAAACTTAGAACTATTTTTTACCTAATGGATTTACCAATCGACGATAAAGATTTAGAGGTCATTGTTAACGCACTAGCACTTGGAGGAGATGCTAGATTATATCATAAACTTAAGGAAGTAAAACAGGTTAGAGAGATGTATCCTGGTGGTCCTTACAAAAAAATATTAAGAGAGCAGAAGGGTATGATAATTTAATGAGTCACTTGAATGTTTTTGATGATAAAGTTCCCTTCATTGTAAGAGACAACTTGTGGAATTATTGTATTAACTCAACTTATAGACTTGGTTGGGAAGATACTGATGTACCAGAAAAATATGATTTGAATATACATAGTCATTGGTCGAACGAAGAGATAGAATCAACAGACATACTACCACATATTAAAAAGTGTATTGATGAAACTGATTGGTTTACAAATACTAAATTATCGAAAATTGTTTGTAACTTGGTTAGACCCGATGATGTTCATTACTTA